AATTATGGAACTGATACAGGTGATGCAGATATTCCAGATGGTGCTTGTGATGCAGCAGGAGACGTAGGGAATTATGTAGTGCTAATTAGTTCAGCAGCAGATCAATATTCACTTACCTCAAACGATGCTTCCAATCAGTTTATCATTGCAGCAAATGCAGCAGCTTTAACCGCAGGTGATGAATTAGATGTTGATGGAACAATGGTATGTGTTATGTGTATAGCTGCTGAATTATGGAAGGTAACAGGTTATATGGGAGCTATACCTACTGATGGAGGAGTAGCAGACTAATGAAGAAAATACTTTTAATACTTTTATCGTTATGTTTTTTGTTTACTCAAGCTTATGCTTTTAATCCTTTGGTGGTGTGTCCTGGGGCGGTTGCAAGTGGTGGAAGCTGTGATACTGTAGTTTGGGAGAATGGTGCAGCAGTAACGGGTGACTTGGACATCCATGACAATACATTTTTGGCTTATATAGGGCAAGTTATTCAAGATACAACAACAAAGACTATTTGCAAAGTAGTATTTGTAGTCACTCACAAAACTGGTGATATATCTGGAAAAACTTTCCGAGCGTATATCGTACCACTTGATTATAACGATGATTTTGATGTAGGGGATTTGACCGAAGCAGATGCCACAGTAACAGGTAGTAATAGTTGGTCGCTTTCAAGTGTTTCTTTTGAATGGAGTGCTGGCTATACGTTCACAGCAAATGAAAATTACGGAGTTATGATCTATATGGATGGTGCAGCAGATGCGAGTAATTATGCTGAATTTGAAGGGACTAGTACTGATAACATTCCAGGTGGTTCAGCAAGTTACTGGAATGAAACAGGTGGAGAAGGTGGCCCAGCCGCAGCTGACGGTAAAGTGACTCTTTATGAATAAGGATATAACATGATACGTTTAGTAGTTATAATCTTACTGTTTGCTTTGAATGTTAGTGCAGCAGATATATATGTCGATCAGACAAGTGCGGATTGTTCAGGGGACTATTCTATATCTGGCAGGGCTTGTTCTGGTTCAGACGGTGACTCATATGACACCATTCAAGAGGCGATTACAAATTGCTCAGTCGGTGATGCTATACATATGCGTGGTGGTACTTATGATATGACAAGTCATGGGACTTCTTATGCGAGTGGATATTATATATCAATAAATCCAAGCACTAAAAATGGTACAGCCTGGACAGCAGGGGACTTCACAACTTTGAAATCTTATGCTGGTGAATGGGCAATAATTGATGGTGAGGATACAATTAGCGACAGTTATCCAGGTCGTGCCGGTATCGGATATGGAGATAGTTCAACCTCAGATGCTTCTGATTTAGAATACTGGAAGTTTGAAAGATTTGAAATAAAAAATTGTGAATCTACTGATAATACAAGGGCAGCAGCTTTTGGTATCAATGGTGGTCCTATATGGTACAGGTACTTATATATTCACGATAATACAGCAGCAGATGGCGGAAATAATCCTGGTGGTATCCGTATGGAGCATATGAATAACACTATTATAGAATATTGTTGGTTTTATAATAATGGTACTGAAACAACCAATCAAGATAAGAATTCAGCAGATATAGTGACTATATCCGATTATGACTATCAAGATTCTATTGCAGGTGGTTCTACCCCTTATTCATCTTCTCATGTTGCAACAGTTAAGAATATAATTAGATACAATTATTTTCAAGGTGGTAGCACAGGATTTAAGAATAAAGGAGCGCAACTTTTATCGGGTAGAGGGTCTTATCTATCTGATACCTATGATGAAGATGGAAATAAAATCCACCATAATATTTTTCAAAATTATGGTTATGGCGGTATTATGTCACGAACTGATTTCAGCCAGGTGTATAATAATATTTTAGACGATGGCACTTGGGGAATTATGTTGAGTTATGAAGATCCGTCAACTACTATACATAAGGTAGTCTGTTATAACAATACAATTACAGATAGTGTAACAAGATCAGGTATTGCTTTTGATAATGGAATCAGACGGAAATATGCATATAATTATGAGCAAGGATCAACTCCATATCCAATTTATGGATGGGATTATAATAATTTATTAGATGATTGTGAAGCTTCCAGGGATTCAGATAAGTCAATGTCAGCAGGAGTTCAAAGTGGCGGTGCTGCAATGGATTTATCTAATTATTATAATACAAAGAATTATTTTTATAGGAATCCTGAAACAGATATAATAAGTTTAGTTCATACAGCACCTATTGATGCAGCAAATTATTTCACACAATCAGAGTTTGAAGCACAATCTTATACAGCTTCCCCAAGAGTTGCTTATCTTAATGCTTATGATGGTGGCAACCTTCTGTACGAAGGTACAACAGGAGCGGATAAATATCTAACAACTGGATTGCATGAAATTGAAGGGGTAATAACTGATGCAGATGGCGGGGTTGGTGGTAATCATCCTTACTTATCTGGTGTAACAATCCCATCTTATGTCGGTGCTACAAATCCAGACGATAACGATTGGGTAGATGGGGTACTAACCGACTTGGCTTCAACAACTTGGTTAAGATCAACATCAACCGACAGAGATGTAAATGATGAACCGACTTGGCTTGAGGGGACAGAAGTAGGAGCAGAGGTAGATGCCACAAACACAACATCCGGCACAGCATCAATACATTAAGGAAAATTATGGAAAAGGTCATTAAAATTTTTGATAATAAACCATTCAGAATTTTCCTATCCATAGTTGGATTTGTTGAGACCGAATATTATGATTAAGTTACAGACAAATATCAGGGGCCTAAACAGTCTCCTGATATTTTTATTAAAGGGATCCAAACATGTTAGAGCATATCAACCCTGAATTCTGGAAATACGGCATCTTAATTTTCATTGGCTTGCTTTTGAAAATTGCCTGGGACTGGCTAACTACTGGTAGAGTATTGCCTGGAATATATATGACAGTTAAGCGTTGTGAAGTTCAGCGTAGCATGTGTAATCCCACCCTCTTTCAAAAGGAGTTTGCTATGCATAAAACAATAGTAAACCAACAAATTAGAGAATTTGATAAAAGGCTTGATGCTGGGGCAAAAGATTTTAAAACCATCACTGCTTGTATATCTAAAATTGATAAAAATCTTGCCGTATTAACAGCCGTATTTAGAAGTCATTATGGGGATGAAAATACTACTGCATTAGAAGGAACAGCACATGATGGAGAAAATTAAAGCAACATCAGTTCCTACCTGGATTATCATCATAGTGATTACATCCATTATTTCTTTAACTGCTTTTATATTTAAAGGTATTTGTGATGATGTTAAAGAAATTCAAAAAAGTAAAGCAGATAATGCTGCGGGACCGACAGGTATTATTGGAATAATGATTGGTGCATTACCTGATGAGCCTAAGGAATGGCTAATATGTTTTTCAACAATTAATACATTGGGCATGGAGGTTTAAAAAATGGTTAAAAAAATAATATTATTTATAACATTATTAACATTAATAAGTGTTAATTTTGGTTATAGTGCAACACAGACAATTAACACTCTCCCAACAGCAAACGCAACATTTATGACTGATCTTCAAACATTTCTTGAAGATGAAACAGCAAATCGTGAAATATTACAAAACGATGATGATGCGGTTAAGGTAGTAAGTGGTGGTATTGGTGCAACTGACGCATCACTCACACACACAATCTCAACAGTTGTCGCATTTCCGAATGGGTATTATGTAACCGATGCTGCAATTTCCCACACATACACCTTAAGTAAACGTACATTCGTATATGTCCGGGATTCAACTACCCGCACAATCACAATCGGTGGTGCCAGTGTCACATACGACGGTAATTTTGTTTTTGCTGAAATGGCAACATCAACCGTATATCCTGGTAATCAAACAGGAACTTTACCATTATTTTATGCTGATACAGACGGTACAGCAATCACAACTGTTGTTGATTATCGTAATGCTTTAATTAATGATTCGGTGTATTACCCCGACTTTCGAGCAGCAGATCAAGGTTTAACAGGTGACTCAGATACAATTAAATATGCTGTTGATACGATCGGTGCGACAGATAAAGGAACAATTGTGCTCCGACACAATTCAGGTGATGCAACAACTACATATACATTAACGACAAATGAGACTATTCCTGTAAATGCTACTTTAATTATTGAACGTGGTGCAATATTAGCTGGCGCAGCAACATTTACTGTTGATGGTAGTATTGATATTGGTTTACATCAAGCTTTTGTTGGTCTTACAAGTTTTGGTGGAGCATATAATTATAGAAACGTAGCAACAATTAATTATTTAGCAGCTTTAAGGTTTCATCCTGGTAATGAAGGACAAGTTGTACACCTTCTTGGAACTTTTGGTGCTGGTGATAAACCAAAAAGAACATATTGGTGGGATGAAAGTTCCGTAGCTGCAGATGATGGGGATGATACTATAAAAGTAACAGCCGTAGCACAAGGTAGATGGATTAAAACTTCTGAATCTGATGCAGTAGAAACCATCCTAAACAGTACCCGACACACACAACGTGCATTATTTGCATATAACGACCCGGATGAAATTGATCTCTATGCTGGTAATTATTACCACGAAGGAACAGCAACCCGGAATATATATTTTGATAGTCTAACCTACACTTTTGTAAGTCTTGGAGCTTCAGATTGGTCTTATTTATACATAGATGACTCAGCAGTAGTTACAGCCGATGCAGATTTAATAACAGTTACACAATTAATAGATAATACAACCGAACCAACTCGAAGTGCAGGTAAAAAAGGTTGGTATAATGGGAATGATAAGTGTATTTTTGCCGTATACACAAATGGTGCCTCTGAAATTCTTGAATTTTGGCATGACGGTGGTGATAGGGTAATGTTCGGTGATGAATTATCAATAGAGGCTGCAACAAATGTACCAACCTCATTCACAGATATTACAGCATTTATAATGCCGAAATTTTCAACAAAGGCAGTAATAAATGTAGAGTGGTTATATGTAGATGCAACATCGAAATTATTTTACAGAACAAACGGTTCAATATCAACAACTGGTTTACCTCTTTGTAAAGTTGCAGCCGGTGGTACATACAATAGTGTTGAGGCAACAGTAATAACAGATGCAAACCAACTTATAGAATTATTAGAATCGGATGCGTCAACAAACACAGTTGACATTGATCAAATCGGGTGGTATTTTCCCACAGGAATGTAAGGAGATAATAAATGACTCAATTTGTTGAGAAACATAAGACACGTCAAACGCTTGGTATAGAAACTGAACGTTTACACGCACTAAAAGAATGGATATACCTTGAAATTGAAGACGCAATTGCAGCACGTAAAAGGCTTGAATCTGTTTGGCGTGAATGCCTTAAAATGTATAATGGTGTTCCAAGATTACAAACGCGTGATATTCCAATACCAAATGCTCCAAATATTGAAGTTACAATCGGTGCAATTGCAGCCGACACAATCTACGCACAAGCAATTGACCTCATATTCAATACAACCCCCCTCGTCACAGTACGACCTGTACCAAAAATGAAAGAAGACACTGAAACAGTTGAAGACGCAAAAGCAATGCAGCGTTATGTCAATCACCTTGCAACACATAATGATGTGAATTTACGTGCTGCAACCGAAACAGCAATTTTAGATGACATCCAACTTGGTACTGGTGTACTTTACGTACCATACGTACAACGGGTAAAGAAAACAAAAACAGCGAAGGTGTTAAGTGCGGGACCTCGATTCTATGCGATCCCACCAGAAGATGTTATAACACCGGGCGGATCAGGTGAAAACATACAACAATTACCATTATTCGGACTACGTTTCTATTACACACAACAACAATTAATGGATTCCGCCCGTGACAATAAATGGAATCTTGAGGGTGTGCAACCACTCCACTCAAAAAATTGGGTACGTTCCACACGTGAATTACTTGCAAAACAAGAAGAATCACTTAATCGTCGTGGAACACTTTTTGACTGTGTCCATTGTTATTGTAATTTTGACATTGATGGTGACGGATATGATGAGGATTTATATGTAGTATGGAATCATTCTGGTCGTCAAATATTATACGTCAACTACAATCCAATGGATCACCGCCCTGCTGAGTATATGGTTTATCAGAAACAACCACACCTATTCAACGGACTCGGTGTACTTCAAATGCTTAAACCATATGAGGAAAAATTAACCGACCTTCACAATTATGCAACACTTAATATCCTACTCGCAAACTCCCGGATGTGGATTGGTTCAGAGGGACTCCCGGAAACATTAAAAATATATCCCGGTAAGTATTTGCAAACACCGGACCCGAAGAATGATCTTGTTGGGCTCCAAATGGCAGACGTTTACAACTCAATATGGCAAGATCAAATGCTTACAATGCAACTTGCAAACTCCCGTGTTGGTATAAGTGACACAGGGCAAGGTGGCAACATTCCATCTCGTACACCCGGTATTACAATGATGACAGCACTCCAACAAGTTAATCGCCGTTTCACACCCGCATTCGACAGTATGAAAACCTGCATATCCTCAGCACTTAAACAAGCTTGTTACCGATTACAGGAACGCTTACTCTCAGGCGATCAAAAAGTAATGGCATCAATTTATAGTGTTCTTGGTTATGAGGATGGTACCAGGGTTATTAATGTATTAAAGAAAGAATCATTTGATGAATTTGTTGATATGGAATTAACTGCAGCATCCGCATCAATTAACCGTGAAGCTGACCGACAAAATGCAATAATGCTCACTAACATTCTCGGTCAATATTACCAAAGAACAATTGAACTTGTTATGTTAGCGTCTAATCCACAAACCCCACCCGAAGTTGCTGCAATTGCACGAAAAGTTGCTGATTCAGCAGGTGAGATTATTGATCGTACAATCCGAACTTTCGATCAGGTACGTGATCCTGGTGCGTTTGTTATTGACCTTAATACTGAACTAAACGCAATGGAACAAACATCCACCGATCAACAGGCATTACAAGGATTAATGGGAATGTTAGGTGGTGGTGGTGGGCAACCCGGTCAATCTCAACCCCAACTCCCGCCCGGACAAGGAGGTGAATAATGCGGACATGGATTGAACACCTTATAACACATGAGAGCGCATTTGCTGATTTTATGAATTGGACAGATGAAATTGAAAAAACATTACTTGACAAAATGCAACAATCAATGGTTAATGGTGATATAGAGGCTGCACGTAATTTTGCAAACGAAACTACGGTATATAAAAACATTAAACTTAAAGTAAACGCAGAAAGAAAAGAACGTATTTCTAACATTAGATAAAGGAGATTATTATGCCACAACCAGTCATTGACCCCTTAACAGGTAAACCCGTAAACCCACCAACAGAAACACCGCCGGTGGTACCCGACCCGAACCTCATGTCGGTAAATAAAAACGATTGGGAGTCGTTGAATAGCCGCCTTGATACATTTGAAAAAAACTCAATGAATTTTAATCAACCTGCGGCACCAGTTACACCATCGGGACCATCACTTGCAGAACAAGTTGCTGATATTGATAAAGACATTAATACACTTGGTGCAAAAATAGATGAAGCTGTAACGGGAGGCAAACCTTTTTCGCAGCTTTTATCTGAGCGTGAAACATTGACTCAAAAACGTATCCGTCTTCAAATTAAACATGAAGACATCGATCCTGCTATGAACGCCGGTGTTGATACAATTAATCAAATCAGTGAACAGATCACCCGCGGTAAAATGAAACATTACGACATTGTAAAAGATGATGTTGAAAAATCACTTGCATCTCTTGAACCCGGGCAACGTATGAACCCACAAATGCGTGAAGCTGCGTATAATATTGCGGTCGGCAAAAACATTGATAAAATAATGGAAGCCCAAAAAGAAGAAATGCTCCGTAGTGCCAGCGATCTTCCCGGTACAATACCTCCTGATGGTGGTAATTCCAGAACACAAAACCAACCCGGTAATGACGAAACACCAAAACCAAAAGACGTACTTCAACCATCTGCTATTGCAGCAATGAAGTCTGTCGGCAAAACACCTGATTCATATTATCAAGGTTTAGGATATAAAGGTTGGGATGATTTTTGGGAGAAAAAAGGTAAAGCATACTTTGGAGATGATGAATAATAAGGAGAATTTACAATGGATAATAACAACACACAATCCGGTAGTTTTGGTTTACCCGCTGCTGGACAAGCACGAAATGAAGAAATGGCAAAAAGAACCGACAATCTCGAAGAACAAGCTGAAACAAAATACGCTGATGTTGGTGCCATTCCCAAAGATTCGCCCGTGTTAGACCCGGAGCAGAATCGTGAAATACAGGATCACATATATAAATCACACCTCGACATCGGCACAGACCACCCATACCTTAAAACAAAATGGGTGAATTATGTAAACCAACAAGGTTCGATGGTATGGAAAGAAAAAGCACAAGGTTGGCAAGTTGCAACTATGGCAGAATTTCCCGAAGCACGCGATCTTGTACGGGAAGATAATACAATCCGTATTGGTGATGTGTTACTTATGTGTATCCGTATGGATGAATATTTTAAACTTGAAAAGAAAGAAAAGGATAAAAGTATTCGTCAGCAGTATGGTATTGAATCAGATATTCACAACCTTGCTGCAAAATATCCCGACGTATTCAAAAACGTACACACAGACTCATCCGGCGGTGTTCCTGCCGATATTATGAATATTGTCGAAGGTAGAGCAACTCGACAAAATGCAGCATCGCGCACAGCGGCAAAACATCTTGGTAATCAGATGAAGCAGGGAACAATCCCTGGTGTGCCAATTAAGTAAAACACTTGTTTTATTTACATTATTAAATTATAATAATTGAAGGAGGTTATATATGTGGCGAAGTTTATATTTTCAGAATGAACAATTTGAAGCGGGTGTTGCAAGTTGTTTACGTAACGGGGTAACTTTTATTAGCCCTAAGACGGGTTTGATTGAAGTAACAGAAAATGCGTCAATGGATTTTAACACCAACTGGCTTTTTTTCGGTCATACAACAGCACTACGTGATTGTTTTCTCTGGCACCATGTAATGTTTAACAATTTTGGGTTAGTACCGGATTTTTGTAGATTACGTTGTTATAAGGTTGTGGTGAAGGTTCGTAACTTTCTCGAAGCAATGCAATTTTATAATGCAATTTTATCTGCACCACATCTCAGCGGCGACCTTATACCAGTACACGGTAAAATCGGCATTGATGAGCGTTTTTATTCAGGCGGTCATTTTAATGGTTTTGTTTATTGTGACGGTCCAGAAGACGCACAGGAAAAATATGAGATGGTAAGAGGCGTAGTTGATGCACAAATACCAACCGGGAAAGACATACCCATTATTATTAAACGTTCTTGTACTGAATTTGAACGTAAATACGGCGCAACTGATTCTAAATTTTGGCAAGAAATGACACCCGATGAGATTGATTTACAAAAACACATCGAAGACATTGTAAAATCAGTGAAAACAAGTGTAGCACAACCAGACTGGCTTAAAAACAAAGTCATAACAAAAATGGTAAAGTGGGCAAATACTTGTGGAGATAAATCATGGATTGATTTTTTTGAAGGTGATGATTTTCTTACAATGAAAGCTGTTACTTACCATAAGGACAAACCCAAATAGACCACATTTAAAGGAGATTTAAAATGGCTCAAGCAAAAATTAAAATGATTCCCGGCGCAAAGTCTGGACACTCATCAACTCCGGTTATTAGCTATCCGCAGAAAACTTCTGCTGCTTTTGTTGTAGGAGCACCGGTTAAATTATCAAGTAACACATTAGTTGCTTGTTCACTTAATTCAAGTAGTGGTGCATCTTCCAATACGGATTTTGTAAAAAAATCCAGTACCAATCTTATTATTGGTATTGCATTAGGTAAAGCGGTTGCATCTTCCACAGATAATATTGCAGTAGCAGAATTACGTGAAGGTGTATCACTCATTGGAAATCTTATCCAATCAACAGCATCCTCTGCAAAGGTGAGTACAGTTGGTTCAACAGTTTATATGGGGAAAGACGCATCATCCGACACACATTATGGTTGGTCACTTTCTGCACCAGGAGCATCCTCAACATCATACGTTGCAGGTGTAATTGATAAACTAATTGACCCTGCATCAACTGTTAATGGTCGCGTTCAAGCACGTATCACTGTTGGTGGTATATATACTGGCTTATAATAACTAATTGTTAATAATTAATTAACTAAGGAGAACAATAATGATTACCCGTGGATCAATTTCTGAATTGCTTGCACCAGACTTACGTGAAGTGTACGTTGAAACTGGCAAAGAGCGCCCAAAAGAATACCCACTTGTATTTAACGTTCAAGACATGGAATGGAATCCAATTTCGGATTACCAGGTTTCCGGTCTTGGTACAATGCCTGAAAAATCAGAAGGTACGCAGTTTACTTTTGATGAAATCATCACAGGTGGAACAAAAACTTACACAGCCACTCCGTATGGTCTTGCTGTTGAAATCACGTGGGAAGCATGGCGTGATGAACTTTATGGTGTTATGCAGGAAATGGTGAGATGTCTCGCCCGCGCAGGTCGTAATCGTGAAGAAGTTGCAGCTTGGAGTGTTTTGAATAACTCCTTCTCAACCTCATATACTGGTTTTACCTCATCTGAATCCCTCGTATCTACCGCACATACCGGACTTGATGGTGAATCCCGCGCTAATCGACCATCTATTGACATTGGTTTTTCAGTCACCGGTATTCAAAATGCGATTACCCGCTTCGAGGATATGACCGATGACCGTAACCTCCCGCGCCTTATGGCTCCGGTTATGGCACTTATCACAAGCGCAAATAAATTTGTTGCCCGTGAGATTTTCGGTTCAGGTGGAAAACCATACACTGCAGATAATGAAATCAACGCACTTGTTGATGAGGATTTATCCTATATGGTTTGCCATTATATCACAACCTCAACCTATTGGTGGTTGCTTGCCGGCAAAGGTCAGCACGATCTTAATTACTTTTGGAGAGACAAACCAATATTTGATATGTTTGATGATCCATTAACCAAGAATGCAATTGCTACCGCATATCAACGTCATACTCAAGGGTATGGTAGTTGGAGAGGTATTGACGGTTCTACTGGTTGATTTTATGGAGTGACGCATCCTACACGTCATATAATTTAATTAAAAACAAAGGAGAATAAAATGAGTCTATCTCATTATCCACAAGGTTTGTGTGTTCCTGCACACGGTGGAAGCAACCCCTTTAGTACCACGTGGTTTGTTGAAGCAACAGGCATACGTCGCAGTGATGGAGCAGAAGGAAAATCCCCTAATGCCCCACTTGCAACAATTGCTAAAGCGATTGCTCTTGGTAAAGCAGGAGATACTATAATTCTAAGCCCCGGAACCCACTCTGTTGATGTTTCTGTTGCTGCACTTATACCAAAAGCAGATATGCAATTTGTTGCTGCTGTTCCACCGATGGGTGGTAAACCAAGTACAATCATCACAGCCGATGCTGACGATGGTGCAACTCTTGTTAATCTTGATGTTGATGGTACAGGTTGGTATGGTATTGAATTTTTGCTCGTCGCAGGTGCAACCACTGCGGTTGATTTATTTGACATTGCTCAAACTACAGCCGTTAATGGTTTGGTATTTCATAATTGTTGGTTTAATCTTAATTCGGTTGATCATGCTACAGCAATTATGCGCGCACTTGCAATTGATGACGCTACCAATGCAACTACCGGTATGGTAATTGTAGGTTGTAGATTTATCGGTGGTGATGCTACAACAACTGAAGCCATGTATATCGTTATTGGTGTCGGTGGAGCACCACAGGCATTAATTGAGCATTGTACATTTTTGCTCGAAAGTGCTGATGGTACAACTGAAGGTATCCACTTTGCTGACGCTGGTGCTGACGCTAAATCATACGGTATAACTATCCGTGAAAATGATTTCATTGGTCCAAGTGATACAGGCGATGATGCTATTGGTATTGTATTTACAGGTGCCGCGGATGAGGATGAAATTTTAGGTTGTATTCGTAACAACTTCTTTGCAAATTGTGGTTCCAGCCCGATTACTGTTAATGAAGCTAATACCAGTTTGATTAACAATTACTATGGTGACGATGCTACAGGCGGTACATTAGTTGATCCTGGTACTTGATTTATATAATTAAAGAGAAAGGATTAATAATGGCGAAGAAAAATAAACCACCGTCTATCTTTGCACTCGCTCTCGCTGCACGTCAGGGTGACATTCCGCCGGAAAGTTTATCCGGTGCAGCAAAACGTCTTTATAAAGATACGACATTAACACATGCCCAATTAAAGGACTATGCAAATCCGTCAAAGATAGATGTAGCGAAGTTATCTATCGGAAGAACACAACCAACATTTAAACGTGGTTAGGTGATGTATGCCAACAGTAGATGAAATTGCCCGTGATGTGCTTGCAGCAATTGATACGGAAGTGAACGCAATAGCTGCCGCAAAATGGATTGATAACCGATATAAGGAAATGATGGCGCGTGTTAAATTCCGACATCTCCGGCAAGTTGGTGAATTGTCAGTCCCGGCTGTTATTGATGATGGTACAGTCACAGTAACACGTGGCTCTACAGCCGTAACAGGTGTTAGTACAACATTTGAAACTGATATGTCTACCGGTACCCAACAGTATTATTTCTTCCGCACACAAAATGCGTGGTATAAAATTGCATCCGTTACAAATGAAACTACATTAGTGCTCACTTCCGCATTCGCTGAGGATGATGTTGCAGCCGGTTCATATAAAATAGTGAAACGCTACCACCCTCTCCCATCAAATGCCCGATGGGTTGGTGATTTCTACCATACCCGCTTACGCCAACTTCTCGGCTCAATTAACCTCACAGAGATGGATATTCTTGCGCCTGGACGTACTCTTGTCGGTAACATTCCGCAGGTTGTTTCACAGGTTGGTGTCGATACCAACGGCTACCTCATGTATGAAATATATCCACCGCCTGAGAAATCTGAAATGATTAACTTCATCTATTGGACCCTTCCACCTACCCTCTCAATCGGAACTACAATCCCGCTTGTAATTGATTCACACACACTAAAAGAGGGTGTATTGATTGATTTGTATCGCTATGAGAAATCTGCCGCTCTCCGAAAAGGTAACATTGAACAAGCTGCAATTTGGCGTAATGAGGAAAAAGTACAATTAACACTTTGGGACAGAGCAATAAAACAAGCTATCCGTACTTCACGTGGTAGTGATGATATTACACTCATTCTTGAAATGTTCCACGGTACTTCTTCACGTGGTTCCGGTCAACGTACAGCAAGAGATTATGTTTTTGATAATTGGAGTAGATAATGACAACAAGAAATATCGGTCCGATAGTCGAAGAACTTTTACGGCGTGTCAGACAGGAAGGTGATCTTGCTGTTGATGTCGATTTTGCAACCCGCATCTATTCATATTGTGAGCAGTGTACGAACGCATACACAAGGCGTGTCCTTTCCACAGCTACATTAACAACCCCAAAACAAAAATTAGTATACAACTTCCGTGATGAAATAACCGATGCAATTGAAATAATTGATATCCGGGAATCTAACCGGCGGATTGAACATTTTAACAAACTCCATCAAATGTCAGCTTATGATATTAACTGGTTCCGTAATATAACAGGTACCCGTTTTGAAACATGGACACAACTCGGTAGGGATATATTAATACTCTATCCCGGACAAGCCGCAGCATCTTCAGTTGATGTTACGTATGTTAAATTATTAACACTCCACACAAACCACAAAGCCGCATATAATACAGCAAGTGAACTCCCTGATGAAGACATTGAGTTTGCTCTTAAACTGGCAGAAATTATGCTCCTTGCTCGATTCAGGCAGCATAAACCACTTCAACGTAGATTGAAGACAATGTTTAACTTTTTAAAAATAAAATAGGGGATAATATGGTTGCATTAGTAAAAGGAATATCGAATCTTTTTAAGAAACAAAAGACTATTGATGGACCTGCTGGACCCAGTGAGGGAGCAACACTTAAAAGTAGGTTCGATGAAATTCTTGAGTCGGCATTTAAGGCGGATGATAAGATTGATAAGAAAGCAAGCAAAAAGGCTTTCCAGAAATATATCCCTGACATTTCCGGTTCAGTGTCAAACAGTACCCTAAAGAGTTTATTAAAAAGGTTATAGATAATGACACGTGATGAAATTATAGCACTATCTAAAATATTCGCTCAGTCACTACAAGATGACGATACCCTCGATACATACATGAATGATGTATTTGATGTTATGGCTCGTTTACCGGAAAACCCAATGCTTAAAATGCATATTAAAGCTCTCACATCCGGGACAGCCGAATATTCATTTGAGGATGATATGCTTAATATTCACCATCTTATAATGTTTGATGAGTTGTTATCTAAGGTGGATGAGAAAATGCTTGACGCATACAACTCAACGTGGGAAACAGATACCGGCACACCCACACAATTCACACTTAGTGACATAACAGCCCGTAAATATTTACTATATCCGATACCCGATTTCACAAGTGACCCATTAATTCCAACACACGGTGAACCATACGGTGAGGATTTCCCGGATGATTCTCTTACTATTATATATGCCGATGACCGGGAATCAAACATCCCATCAATCATGGCAATACCACTTGCATTTGATGCGCTTGCCCGTGAATTTGAATACCCATCTGATCATACTGATGGTGTATTTTCTGGTGAATGTGCAGCAATTACACAATTATTTTATCATATACTTGGGGTGGTGTGATGCCCCGTGAATACTACACACTCCCCATAACAAACAATGTACCGACAATTCTACGTGAATTAAACCGCATCCTTGATAGCATCTCCCGTCGATTAATATTCACAAAAGACACAAATGCAAAAATGTATTTCGGTCTTGAAAATAATGTATCTTTATATTATGACGGTGAATCGTGGGTTATTAAGACAGATGAAATCACAGCGAGTGATATCAAGTTAATAACAGGCGCAAATAAAACTCTCTTACTTGATACTCCTGTTTGGGATGATGCAAGAACACCCATTAGTGTTGCAAAAAAGATACCAGGAAAAGAGCCTGCTGAAGTAGTATATCGTGGTGGTATTGTATACGAATTTAACACAGGAAATGATGAAGGTTGTGCTTTTAATGTTCAATTTTCACATTCCCGTAAATCCGGCTCAGATATTGAATTTCACATACACTATATTTTAAGGGCAGCAGGTGCCGGCGCTGGTGTTGAAAACATCAAATGGGATTTTACTTACTCATGGGCTGATATTAATGATGCCATGCCAGCAGAAACCACCGTATCTAAAACAATTGACGTTCAAGATAAATCAGCAGATACACATTATTTAGGTGAGATTGTTGGCACAATAGATGGATCAGATATAACTGGTGTATCAAGTATGTTAATTTGCTCATTAACAAGGGATGTAAGTGTTGCAGATAATTACAGTGATGATGTATTGGTTATGGAATTAGATTTTCATTTTCAAGTAAATACATTAGGTTCAAGACAGAAAGCTATTAAATAATGAAAATACCAATAAAACAATTTGATAAAGGGCTTGCACTTGGGCCGCCAAGCGATATGCTTGCACCGGGATTACTCCGACGAGCACGTGGTGTTCATACCCTTACGCAAGGAAGCTGCCGGTCTCGACCCGGTTCAATATTACTTCACTCACTCAACGCTCATTCAATAAATTATTTTAATGATAAATATGTTTATGGTGTAGGGACTAATTTATATGCTGATAGTAAATTAATATATAGTGGACTTTCCGGCAATCGCTTATCCTTTGCAAAAATGCCACCTACTGCAGGTGTTGCAGATTACTTATTCATCCTTGATGGAACAACACCGCTTAAAGCAAGCCTTGCGGATGGTGTATCTGCTTGGGGATTTAAAAAACCTGTTTCCAGACTTATAACAGCCGCAGCCGATGATGGTGGAACACTTGCAGATGCAACATGGTCATATAAAATTTCATATTATAGTGATGTAACAGGAAACCGGTCAAACGGTAACAGTACAACTTTCACCGCTACAACATCCGGCACAGATAATAGTGTATTAATATCAAATATACCTGATCCATCTGCTATCGACTCACAAATAACACACGTTGAGATTTGGCGGTCAGTTGCAAACGGTTCAGCATTATTTTATCTCGCTAAAATAGGTGTTGGTGTAACTCAATATATTGATGATGGTAGTGAATCATTATCATCTATTGAATTACCAACCTATAATAACACAATAAGTAATAAAGCTTTCGATTGCCTTGGTCCACATAACGCATCAATGTTTACATTACATAAAAATACCGGCACCCGTGGACGTGTTTATTATTCACCAATCGGACACGCTGAATCTATTGAAGGTTGGATTGAGGTTTGTGAAAATGACGACCCCCTTAATAAATTATTCTATTTTCAAGGACAACTTGGTGTAATTAGTCAGGCTGGCATTTATTTAATAGGTGGCAATAATCCGTACGTCTCACGACAAGTACCCGGTTGCCCCGGAACAACAGTACCCGGAACAGTTGCTACAATTCCAACAATGGGTTTGATATATGAGGCATCTGATGGGGTACGCCTATTCAACGGCACCACAAGTATTCTTGTATTACCGGGTACTGTAGAGCGTTTATTCCGTGGTGAATCACTCGGCGGTTTAACCTCATTCACTGGTGTAATTGCAGCATTTTGCCGTGATGATTATATTATCAGCGATACATCTCAAACTCTTGCCTGTAATGCAACAACACAACGCTGGCGTGATCTTGGTGTGGGGTTTAATGGATTGTTTTATAACAAAGAAACCGATGTTATTGCAGCTACACTTTCATCAAAAGTGTTATCATTTGAAGCAGAAGGTGAGATGGATGATTACGGGACGGCAATAGATTTTGCAGTTGAGCCTGGGCACGTTACATTCGATGATGATATGGAGCGTATCTTACAACGCATCACATTCGATATTAATGCAAACGATAATTCAATTACGGTAACATTAATCCATGACGACACTGAAACAATAATTGGCGTAATTAATAACACAAAACGTACAAACGAAACAATTAATATTGGTATAACAGGGCGGCAGTTTGGGGTACGCCTTACTGGTTCACTAACTAATGAAATCAACCTACATAAAATTATACCCTATTTTAATGATCTCGATAATGAGGGCGAATAATGCTTGATGTTAATACAATTTTTGAGAAGTACCGGGCAACTTTTGAAAATTTAAACGCACGTGTTTATAATTCCCGTGATGATGAAGATGGATTTTTCCTGCGTTGGTGGTTTCACTTATACGAATCAGGTGATATGGGGAGATTAATTGCACCCGATACACAACGATTATCTGATTTTCTTCAACTATTCCGCATGCCGACTACAACATTTTATAGTTTGGATAACGAAAACTTAATCGACAACACAGCATGGTTTACACCAATTGATGATAAATCAAAACACCGTATGGCTTATGGTGGTGTGTGGTGCCGGTCAGATATACGGGGTAAACGTCGGCAATTACACTTTACTGTTCTTGCATATTCACTCATTTTTGAATTTTATGATGCTATCCTCGGAACAACTTGGCAGGAAGACTTACTTGAAGTACACAGAAAAATCGGTTATAATATTGTAGGTTGTATACCAGGACTTTACGATAAAAAACATTGCTATACGATGCATTTAACTAAAGAGGATTTCTACAACTCTCGTATAGTGCAGGTTATAAATAGAGTGAAACAATAATGAAATGCAATGAATTAACATTAAGTGAATTAAAAACAACAAACGGTTGTGGCTCATCTTATTGGTTTGTTAGATTATTCAGGATACCGGAATTTTTAGCGATAGGGTTTAAGCGGTGTTGTAATCGACACGATTTACGTTATCAAAAGCAGGAAAATAAAAACTACTCCGATGATGAATTATACGATTGTTGGTATTATAACGCATACCATTCACCAAAATGGCAACGGTATTGGAAACTTAGAATTGCCGATATTGGTTATTGGGCTATTACAACGAAAATAAGTAATTTATGTTATAGGAATAATGGGAGGTAATTATGGGAATAGGTGGTGGAAAATCAGGTGGTAGCAGTAAAACAACAACCACAAGTCCGTCTGCAATGAAACTTGCAAAAATAGCGGAACAATTTGTTGGTGAAACTGAGGATGTACGTCTTGGTTTATTAAATGCAATGGAGGAAGTTTTATCAACGGGTGGATCAACAATACCTATTATTTCACGTGCAGTTGAATCATCTCGTCGTGCTGGTAGTGTAGCATTGAAGGATACTGAGGATAGGCTTGCTTTAACAGGTCTTGCCGGTACACCTGCAGGGGAGAGTATCCGTGCCGAAACGAGGCTTGAATCTGAAATTAATGCAGGACAAACACAGGAATCACTTGCACAAAATATCTTTGGTATGATATCTAATTTTGTTCTTGGTCAAAGTCAGACAGCAACGGCTGGATTGGCAGGTGCAATTCCTGGGAATATATCGACAAGTGAAAAAGCTAAAGGTAAGAGTATGGGTGTCAGTAAATAAAGGATAAAATTATGTCAATGTTAGCGAGTATAATGAATGCGGCGACAAGTGCTCAGAATGCAGCGATGTCACGGAGTGGGAGTAGGGGTGCGGAGAAGGAAGACCCGACTAAAAAAGAGCATCGTAGTGCTTACCGTAAGTTAATGGAAAATGCGTTAAAGGAGGGCAATCAAAAACAACTTGCTGGACTTGCTAAAAATGCACCTGAGGGTGTTGATCCTTCTATGTACCTTAATGCTGCCGGTACACCAATGCCCGCACAAAAAGCTCAAATTAGTTTTGATCAGCTAATGTCAAATCAATTACAACAGCTTGCACAAAATCAAACACCCACATCCGCAGATGAAATGGAAGCATCACCTTTTGCGCCGACTGAACAATCTACTCAACCCGGTCAGATAATGGACGAAACCGCTCCAACACCAGAATCACCACTTGAAGTAAAAGCACCATCAAATATATTTACTGAGGACTTCCTCATGCGTTCAGCTTTAAAAAAGTTTTCCAATATTGATGTTGGAGCACATTATTTTGAGGCACCAAAATGGTTTGAGGCATTTGGTAAACTTACTGCAAATGGTGTACCGGTAAAACAAGCAGTTAATGACACAGCAGTTAAGTTCGGTTTTATCCCCGACGGTGCAAGTAACCTTGAAGGTTTATCTACCCCTGAACGTCGTGTAATATTTGAGAAAGAATTTTCAGCGGCTTTAAACGATTCAACGCTCGATTCTGTAATACGAAAAACAGTACCACCTGGATCAAATATTGATAAGTTAAAAGCGGGTTTTGTTCTTGATGCATTTACACAACAGGGTAGATATATCCCTGACCACTACCAACCACTCCTTGATCGTTTCCGTGGTCTTGATGATCCTACCTTCATATCCGATGACATAAAAACATACATCTATCAAACAACAGGTAAGACACCCGCTAACATATCATCCGATGATGTTGCAACAGCAACTAAAGAAATGAAAAATGATGAGATTGTACAATCCGCAAGACAAACCGCTGCTCAAAAAGGCTCACAACTTGTAACTGAGGCTAACTTTGAGAAATATAAACCAGTTAGTGCTGAAAATCGAGCAAAATATGGTGTTAATTCAAAGTATGAAACATATCAAGAATTAGTAGATGCAGGACACAGGTTCCCATCACAGGCTGAACAAGACTTATATCGTGATATGGATTCTGTTAAAGCCCAAATGGTAGATTTAAGTATATCTCTTTTCGGTACAAAGAAAGACCCCGATAATGGGATATTTACAAACATCGGTAATAACTTAGGTGCCAGAGGTGCAGCGAAAGCAGGTTTAATGAAAGATAAAGTTGCCGGTAATAGACGTGGGCAGAATCTTGAATATTACCAGGACGTACTTGCATCACTTGCACGTACACTTTTAAAAATGGCAAACAGCGGATCATCTGAACGTCCAACCGATATTGATATTCAACAAATTATGCGTAGTGCTCCCGATATAGGGGCAGGTTTAACTGGTATGCCTGACTCACACGCACTTGCTTTACGTAAATATGAACGATATATTGTACTTGTTAATAAACAACTTGAGAAAATTAAAAGAACAACCACAGTTGGATTAAATGAAAGTACACAACCAAAAACTGATAAATATGAAACCGGTAAAACATACACTAATGCAGAAGGGCAGAAAGCAAAATATATGGGAGAAGGTCAATGGCAGATGATAAAATAGTAAATGATTTCACACCAGTAGAACAACAGGTAACTGATTTTGTACCTGATCAACCCACTTCTACAGTCACAGGGAAACCCGAACCTACACCAATGCAAAAAGGTGAAGAAGGTAAACAGGCTGCTGCAAGTATAATACGTTATGGTGTTCCTGCTGTTGCTGGTTTTATTAATCCATCACTTGCTATTCCGACATTAATAACACAAGGTATCATTGCTGGTGGTAGTGAAACTATTGCCCGGCAAATGGAACGTGTTGAAAATGATCCTGAGTTTGATACATTATTTTCAGATTTAAAAGCAGGTGGTGCAACAGGTTTATTTGATGTTGGTATTAATCTTGCAACACGTGGACTTGGCAGTGCATTCAAATGGATAGGCGGTAAATTAGTTATACCGTCGGAAATACCACTTGAGATACGTATTGCACAAGAAGCACTTAATAAATCACAACCAGAACAAACCAAAGGTGCTACAAAAAGGTTCATGCGTTGGATAGGCGGTAAAAAATCTACACGACCATTTTCCCTCACTTACGGTCAAATTAATGCAGAGGAAAAAAACTTCATCGGTTGGTTGGAAGGTGTTGCACGTGCTGGTGTTGGTTCCCGTGGTGTTATGAAACGTTTTGATTTACGGAATGAGCGTGTTATAACTGAACAAGTTGATAAATATTTAACTGATCGTGCTACAAAATTAACCGGACCGGAATTTTCGGTGTTTGCAAAACGTATCATCGGTGATGTGAATAAACAAGGTGAGGTTTTTAACCCTGTTGTTGCCTATCGGAAATTTCTCTATAAAGAATTTGAAGAAGGTCTTGCTGCTACTGGTGGTACCGTTGATTTATCAACACTTAGAAAATATATACTATCAGGTGAAACCGCACAGGACACATTACCAAAACAAATATATTCCCGATTACGTACTGAAGGTTTAGTCCCGCCTTTATCCACACCTTCAAAAACAACACGCCGTGTAACTAATGTACGTACAATAACAACAGGTGAGGAAGCAATTGATACAGTTCAGGATACAACACGTACTGATCTTTTAACAGGGGGTGAGAAACGCACACACGCTGCAGTTGAGGGAAAGAAAGCAAAAACTATGGCTGGTCAACAGCAAACATTACGTGAAACTGAAACTATTGCAGGTCTAACTGAAGATGATTTAATAAAAGAATGGTCAAATATTCCCGTTAATGATGTTGATAAAACGATAAAGATTATAAACTCATTCTGGAAAGATGGTGCAGATGAATCAAATAATATTCTTGGTTATATGCGGAGTAAAGCAGAAGACCCTTTTATGGATTTTATTAAGAAGTATAGAGCACCGGATGGTACCGCTAATTTAAAAAACCTTCACGACGCTGCTGATACTTTCTTTAAAAAAGAGGTTAATACTCTACGAAATAGGTCAATAAAAAACCTACGTAAAACACTATCTGATAATCCAACAAAAACACTTGCATTACTTGGTGGTGGAATGGAATCACCGTCCGGTGCTATTACTTATGACAGGTTAATGTTTCTTAAACAGGCACTTAACTTTTCAGACGAAACAACACACTTACCTGATTTCCATAAAGCATTAAAAACAAAAGAAATAACTGACGGTGGTAGGACTATTGTAAAAGATATTGCACAAGAGTGGGAGAATAGTTTTTTACGCCCTATTCGATATAATATCATTTCTCGCAGTACAGGACGTTTTGGGCAACTTGAACCCAATAAATTTCTTGACTTAATGAATAAGACAGCCGATGTGCCGGAATTAATGACCGAAGTTTTTGGTGGGGAAGTGCAGGTAAAAGCGGTTAAAGATTTAATGTCTACACTTTCTGTTTTACAGCGTGGCGGTTCGGAATCAAGTATTTTTATACAACTTGCACAAGCTGGTGTTATTGGTGCGGCTTTTTCTGGTGGAGCACAAGCATTACTTGGTGATGAGATTTCAATGCAGAATACCGGTGGTAGTGCTGCTGCAGGTGCCGGACTGGCAATACTACTTGGACCGTATGCGCTTACTAAATTATTCACAAACCCTGAAATGACGCAAAGTTTAACTAAGGGTTTAAATGAAGGTGTGAGGTCTGGTCGTTTTGCAATGGCTTTACGCAAGATTGCAGAAATGGAAATAGGTTCACACTTTTGGGAAAGTCAACCAACTGGTGATGCTGCTGCTTATTATACTACATTACCTGAAGAACAATAATCAATCAAACATTAAATATAAAAATAATATAGCAAATAATACCGCCTGACTGATATCACCCATCCAGGCGATGCGTCCAACCAAAGCACCCACAATAATATATCTTGTGTATCTGTATGGTTTTAACATAATATCTCCATGTATTCTACGCTTGTTATTTTATAACCCAACCTATTGTCTGAATTACTTGTTGGTATTGAGTGGTGCATTTGTGTATCATTTATATAGGGTGGACATTTCGTTATCACCCCACCCCTCATAAGATACTGTTTAATTGTTTCAAAAATACCACCCTTATTTCCATTCTTCTTCATCCTCTTTATGTATTCTCTTCGTTTCTTATGAGATTCCATACATTTAATCCATGCGTGTTGTTTCCAATCATAATCTACGTCTTTGTTTTTTATTGATCTTTTCATAACATCTCCCCTACAATGCCCCCACAGCATCATATATTCTTTTCATCTCTATTCTCCTTTATTCATCAGCGTTATAAACACAAAAATCACCAATTAACTTATACAGGCAATTCTGGCAAAGATCACATCCAATATGGTTCATATCACCAAATACAGAATTAAAACCACCTGTAAATCTGATACTATAAGCTTCTTGAAGTCCCATATCATCAGATATTGTCTTTTTACATTTATCACAAATAAAAGATTCCATTGTTTGATGTTCAACCATTTTTGTTCCGTATTTAATCATCTTTATTCTCCTTTATCTTAAAGTATACTGCCCCAACAAATCACCCACATCCAGCGTACCTTGGCTTGTATTATGTATTCCATCCTCTCTTTTTTCAATGTGATCCAAGTCTAAAAGTTTGCACCTATAAACATCTTTAGCAAGTTGAATTTCTGCTGCCCGAATAATATCTATATTGCAACCCTGCATAGTTGCTGTCTTGCTTAGAATAAAATGTGGGCAATAATTTAACTCTGCCCGATACCCTTCGATGAACTTTAACGTGTTGGCGTAATAGTTATGGGCTGATTTATTATTACTATCACCTTCACCGATCCCAAGATAAACACCATAAACTTTCGGGTTCTCATATCTTGCTATTATAGTTTTAAGATTTTGCATCATGTCAGCATAGATTAATGTTCCTGGTATCCATTCTGCAATCCGTGTGCTTCCGATTGCGTGTTTGAATACCACCCATCGGTATTTGGTTGATAAGTGTGGGAATAAACCCTGCTCTATGCCATAACCCTCTGGATAATGGTTACGCCCAGTGTTATAAAAATCAATATGCGATGGTACTTTTTTGTACGGTATTTCGTAGTTACGACCCGATCCCACCACCAGAGATTGCCCATGTAGACAGATTATCATGGTTTTAGTTCCGAGTGTATCTATTTTTAGTGTTGGCATATCAACTCCTTTACCTCTTAAATTTAAAAAAGTTATCAAAAGTTTTCGTCTTGTACTGTGTTTTCCTTCTTAGCTTTGATTCCCGGTAATACATTCTTTCAAGTTCAAAGTCCTCTGCTTTCTTCTGATCCATCGTTATGCCTCTTGCTTTGGTTACTGGTGGTAATAGTCTTATATCTGTGTTGTATTTACCGTCTGTGTAATGTCCTAGCATTATATTAACTCCTTTCTAAAGAATAATATTAAAGTTAAGTCTTGTGCGGATATTCGGCACGACAGTCTAAATTCCTACATCTGTAACAAGTTACCCACCACTTTAAATGAGAGCCACACTCAGCACATACGTTTGCAACTTCTTTATTAGGGGGCTTTTCACTCACATTGTAATTTAAACAAAGCTCTCTTTGCCCTTCGTACCAAGCTTGTTTACACAGGATTAACATTTCAGAAAGTGAGTCAGCACCTTTTTGTTCCTTGAACCATTCATAAAATGTTTTCACTTTGTCCTCCTAATGTTAAAGTTCAGCGGTGCGGTCATTGCAAATATATTTACGCACACATAAGCTATTTTCTTGGTAGGCACATTTAGGACGAACACAATATCGAGAATCCGTTTGCAACTTTTTATTAGGGGGCAGAGTCTTGCCACACCATGGGCAAAAACTAAATGATGAGCCTATATACTCTATATTATGAGATAGATTCATATGAACCTCCGCATTCATTATATGATCTATATTCTCTTCCCAATCATTACAACTACAATCCATTTTAAGTCCCCCTATTTGTTTATTTTTTGGTTAAACCTTCCCACCCGTCCACACATATACCAACTTACTTCTCTCCCCAACCAACTCATTCATAATCATCCCTTCGTTACTTAATTGAGTAATTGCCCGTTTAAATTCCATTGCATCAATTCCACGTGTTACTCTGAAATATCGACTTGCCGGTGAGTGATCAACCCTTCCTCTATTTTGTATATAACGTGCAATGTCGTTAATTGCCCTTGTAGCGTGTGTTTCCCCTGCAACTGACAACAACATCTCACTGAAATGAAACGTCTTGTTAACCATTTGTTTCGCTTGGTTAATATGGCGATGTTTAATAACAAGCGGTCCCCCATCTGCAAGGCATAATATCATGGCAAATTTAAGCAGCGCATCATGCTGCCGTTTCCACGCACTATATAACAATTCCTCACTTGGTGATGGGCGTTTCTCATACCACCTGTCACATTCTGCTTCAGCACTTGTTGTCATTAAAAACTTTCCCGTCGTCCTCTGCATCATCCATAAACGATATTGCAGATGCTCAAATATTTCCTCATAATCATCTGGGTATTGAATGCGTGGGACGCGTTTCGCAAAATCATACTCACCAAATATGAAACATGTCCTCGCAGCAAACCCACTATTCATCATATCCTTTGTGAGTATTTTACGCAAGTCATCCTCATTTGTTCCACACAACCAATTGACTATTGGGTTTTCAATGTTAATCTGCCCATGCCCACGGGTACCGGTTTGTACCTTATAATTAGATGCAGTGTATAATTCCGTCATAAGATATACGGAATCTTCAACCATTTTTTTATTACCACCAATTATATCATTCTGTAATTCATCCATAATAAGCCAAAGTTTAGGATTCGCAATCGCCTTCTGTCCCCACTGATCGACGGTTGGTTTTCCTAAATAATCAATAAGATGTGCTGCTGTCACTCTCCCTCGATATTTATTAAGCGTTACACTTTTATCCACCAGTCTGCAGAGATTACTAATCGCCGTACCCTTACCAAGCCCACTTGGGCCCACAAGCATTATAAATAAATTAGGGTATAATTTCTCGTGTTTGAATTTTTCATAATATACCCTATCCTCAACAACAGCACTTATCATTGATACTGTTGTCCAGAAGTGGTAAATGTCCGGGACTTCACTCTCACCGCAGATGTAGCGGTATAAGCGGAATAGGTTAACTGTTTTGTTTAGGATTGACATTTATCGCCAGTCACATCCTCACCAACCGTCAATAACTTAAAAACAACCTCCTTCGTCTTTTCATCATACGTCCGGTCAATCCGATACTCATGCTTAAAACGCAGAAATTGTGTCTCGTGAATACGCATCTCGTGATCCGTATCTACCAACAACAACACAATAAAAGTTTTCCACAATTGATCATACGCTTCTTTTAAATCAACAAGTTGTTGTGTCATTAATTGATTTTCCATTTTATATGTAGCAAGCGTCTGTGCAATACCTTGCTGCTCCGGTGTAAATTTATTCAGCATTTGTTTTACTTGTTTATTATCAGACATCAAATCCCCCCTCACTTAACTCATTATAATACACATCAGGATGTTTTGGGAAGGTTTTAAACTCCACACCTTTCTCATCCCCCCAATTTCTCGCCACTGTTACACTCGCCGGAACACACAAATAATTCCCACTACCTGCTGGTATCTCCCGATTCTGTTCCATTGACCTCGCCATAAACTGTGCATACTCCCACGACTCATCTAACGGTACACTTGCAATAACCTCATCGTGAATTTGGGCATTTAACGGTCGCCCATACCTACCCAACATCCAATAATTACCCGGTAAAAACCCGTACTGATTTGTCCAGTCTGCCGCTTCTGCCTGTAAATAATACGAATATGATTCCCGGTATAAATCAGCATCAATCCGTCTACCCCGCACATCCAATCTTCTTCCCCAGGATGTAATCAATAGCCCCTCATCCCGTACCATTCTTTCAACCCACGGGAAATATATCTCTTTAATCTCATGCATCGCAGCGTGGTAGCTGTCGATAAGCCGATCACACTGTTTCGGATGTATCCATAGATTACCTTTTGTATCTTTACTGACATTTTCACTCAGCCGTAATCCTCTCATCCCACGTTGTGCGGCATGTGTTGTTTTCTTACCGAGATACCGTTCATCTTTTGTGATATCGGTGAGTGGTTTTTTAAATATCATGGATGCATTTTCAGTGTGTGCATCATATACATTTGGTTTAAGGTTTGCCAATTCAATCATTCGTTTTGTACCGCAATACATTTTACATATTCTATCTTCAATTTGACTTAAATCTACCCGGACCAGTATGCAACCGTCATCCGGTAGGAAAGTTTCTCTGATTGTTGTCATATTATTACCTCAACGTGTATCTTTAATAAATATTCTCCCGCAAGTTCAATCATATGTCTTGTTCCTCTACTTTTACCGTCCCATATTGCAATTAATGCTTCTGCTTTAATAGCCATTTGTAAATTACGTTTATAACCTGCCGAAATACCATATTCTTTCCAATTAGCAGGATATTTTTCTAATTTAATACCATTATCAATTGCCCACATAACACCAAGAAAATCAACACCATGAGCTAAACCAGTAAGAACTGTTGTGATGTGCCAACCACATTTACTAACAACATTTGATAATATATTATGATCAATTATTGTTCGTGAACCCGCTATTATTGTACGCATATCATATCACCTCTTTAAATTCTGCATATTAAGCCCACTTCGCATCGGATTCTTAGCACTACTCAACCGCCCCGCATTTGTCAGCAACTTATAACTACACCGCATCCGACCATCCCGATCATACGCCCCTCTTAAGTAATCCAATTCCTTCTTTTTTCCCCTGTGGCTGAGCACTAATTTCCCAGGCTCCACAGCTTTCGCAAACTTGTGCATTAATTTCCTAAGACTCGCCTCATCCAGTGATGGACTCTTTTTCTTACTCCCATTCTTACCCTTCCTCAACACAAACATCTTCGGCAAACCCAATTTCCCATGAAAGAAAGCAAACAACTTATCCTTACTAAAATCCTTCTTAACCTTCTCATATTTATACCGTATCTTACCTGCATTCTTACCCGACATCATATAAGTTAACCCCTGCTCAATTAATTCAAGCCGACGTACCCTATTAATAACTTTCACACCCGGTTTTTCATTCAACCTATCAACCTCGCTCGCACCCTCTAATAATAAATCCCATTCATCTTTCTTCGGTACCCGATATTTAGTCTTACTATCAGTAGCGAATAATTCAGCGTCTGCCATTACATTCAACTTTGCATGAATCCCCTTCATCTCAATCCGCAACAATTTCGCAGCACTTTTCTGTGCATCAACATCAATCCGCATCCCGTGTCGCATTGTCCTTAATAGCGGCTCTATCATTGCCTGATAATGTTGGATATAAAAATTAAGCATCCCTGCATCATTTAATTGTTTCTCAAATATATCCTTCAACTCCCTCGTATAACAACAATCCAACCCATTATATACAAAGAGCGCATCGAGATTTTTCGCGTATTTAATAATCTCCTCCGCTTCCTTCGCCTCATCCTTCCAGAATACATAATGCGGACACGCTATACTTGCAAGATAATCAAGGGAATGGTTCTCTGCCGGATCAAGCGCATGGTGCATTAATTGAACATCCCATAGAAAATTAACCAATTGTATTCCAACAGCATCCAACCAATACCAATCATATAACCCATTACACAACACCTTCTGCGCCTCACTCTCACACAACACCTTAACCCAACCGAGATTATCGTTCATTTTACCAATCGTCGGTATTGTTAAACTTTCAAACGGATCAATTGAAAACCCCACACACGATATACTATTACCCCATGTTTCAATATCAACTGACATCACAACGTCACAACCACCTTCAATAACCCGTTGATAAAAAAGCGCAATATCTTCTTGTGTTGGATTGACAATATGCTTCCTGTCCGGGTTATGAATTTCCCGGAACTCACTCTCACGTTTAACCCGCTTCCAATCCGTTATGCTCCTTTTTTCCCACTTCGGCATCTGTAACACAGCAGCAGGATCAATAACAGGAATCACTTTAATAATCCGACCATTCAAATCCTGGTATGGATATATACTCCCCCGGAGTTGTGTAATGCCCGCTTTCTTTTCCGCTTCTGTTACATTATTTTCAAATGTATCGAATGCTCTCCGCACATCAGCCTTAATCTTACCCTTACCCGTTAATGCAAACGTAGCATAATTTCCCGCTGTAACAATCACATATGGGTCGGTTAACTCAGCAAGCCTATTATGCACACCCTCAATTGCACGATTCAATTTCTCAGCCGGCACACTCCCGACGCTCCGTGTTGGTGGTCGCCAAGGAAATAAATTCATAAGGTACATTTCTGTACGCTTTAAACCAATATCTCGCCACCAACGGGTAAGAAGATGACCACTCGCACCTGCAAATGGTCTACCGCTTGCACATTCATTGACCCAAGGTGCCTCACCAAGGACGATAATTTTTGCGTTACGTGGACCTTCAGATGGAACATGTGTATATACTCTTGCAACCATTATTTTTCCTCTTTCGGTAAATACCATCTTGCTCGATTATCTAAGTACCAAGCATCACAAAACTTTTGTGGTGTTGAATATGCCATTTGTTTTCCTTGTGATACACGTTTATTGTATAATTTTGCTATTACTTTTTCAAAAGTATTAAAATGTTTTGACCATCTGTCACGATACATTTGGTGCATTTTCCCAGTTTTTTCGGAATGAAACGGGCAAATTACACAACCAATACGATTAAAACCTTCGTCATATAAACTTGGATACGGTAATTGAAAAACATTAATAAATTCCCAAACTTGCCACTCTTTCCAGTATAAAATTGGATAATAAACATTAATACCTTTAATATTATTTATTCGTGGATATTTAGCCCGTTTTACACTTTCTTCTGCCCTTATACCTAATATACGTGGAATATCAGGTGTTTTTTTAAGTAAACGACAACACCATCTAATATGTCCTGGTGGTATACTTACTGATAATTCTCCCCAAAAAGTACGTTTCGGAAAATGTATTTGACAATTAGAATATTCACGCCGAATAAAATGTAACATCTCAGGTGGGTCAATACCGGTATATTGATAATGTAATTCATAAGGCATCTGTGCTATTTTCATCAATTGTGCAGTACAAATAGAATCTTTACCGCCTGAAAAACCAACGTGTATTACACCTTGGCAATTCTTACGTAACCACTTAACCGCTTCAATAACATAATCAAACAAAAGTTAAAGCCCCTCCAACCAAAGTACAATTAAAACCAAAGCAATAGCTTGTAACGGAAAATAACAAGCTACAAGAATAATTACTATTATTACCGGTAAGTATAATAACATTATATAGTCGCTCTATAATGTACGTGGATGTGATTACCTTCAAACAGCACATAATAATCAAACCCAAGAGCAGTTTGTAAGTCAATAACAATAATTTTAATTGTAATTGCATCAAAATAACGTGTCCTCAAATCAACCGCATACCCGTAATAATGCATACTCCTCGCACTATGCACACCATCAAGTCCACTTGTGATTGCTAATTCCTGACCGTGTTTTTTCCATATACTATTAGCTGCTATCAACACTTCACGCATTTGTAATTGCAAACCCGCCATTATAACACCGTCTTTAATTATCATCCTAATTCCCCTTTTTCATATATTCCTTATAAATGGTTGATAATTTTTCACTAAAACCCGTTACAGATTCCTCAGAAAGCTCAGTATTGGCATAATGCGCTCTACCATCTTTCCCTTCAACTACTACAAAATTATGTAACTGCATTATTCCATCCAAATAGCAATACGATATCACAACCGTAACCCCATCTTGCACAAAGAAACCAATTGCTGCAACTGTTGGTGTCACATTCTTACCGAATACATACAATATTCCCGTTGTTTCTGAAATTGCCTCAACTTGAACCTGGACATAATCTTCGGTAAAAAACTGTACCACATCAATATCACCATCGTAGGTATAGTTGCTTTTCTCAACTTTTTCGGCTTCTTTAACCGTCTCACCCACAGGTATAGTTATTTGTGCTGATTTTACGCACCCAAAACTAAACATTACGATTAAAATTATTGCTGTTAAAGTTTTCATTTTTTACCTCACCTAAATTAAATAGTAATAGTAACCTGTTTAATAACCAACCCAGGCACAGACCTCTTTTTCCCGTCCTTCACCAACCTTTTCAAAACACTATGATTAATATTAATTAATTCCTCCTTATGGCTCTGGAAACATTTAAACCGTTTGTTTTTCCCCGCACATACTTTCAAAAATGCTGCAAAATCAATAATTTCCACACTGGTATCACTACGTGTATGCACCTTTGCACCCCGTTCACTTTTAATGACATTCTCCGGTAATACCACTTCCGGCTTATCCATCACGACCTGCTTAACATCCTCATCAGGTGTATCAACAACAACGGCACCGGTTTCTTCGTGTAATTTTTGCTCCCTCTCTGCTTGCTTAACATCAGCTTGTTTCTTTTTATCAATTATAATACCAAGGTGACGTTTTGTTTTCTCAACACCCACCCGGATATCACGAAAGAAATTATTAATCAGTTGTGTGACTTTTGTTGGAAAATCAACATATTCATGGCGGATGTTCTCAAGTTCTTTAATTGTCTTTTTCGTCAAATCAAACGAATCAATTGCCTGACTATACTGAACATCAGTTTCAATAACATTAAATTGTTGGAGTTGTTTAAGTTGTGTTGTGCGCTGGATTAATGCAAGCATTGTGTTATCCTGCAATACTTTTGCAAGTTCAAGGTTTGCTTTGAGTTCGGTTGTCATTGGTGTTGGTTTTACGTTTTCTTGCCCGATTGGTACGAAAATTTCGTTCATTTTTATTCTCCTTTTAAAAAGGCGGTAAGCGAACCTACCGCCCTGTCCTATTATTAATAATCAATTAAGCCGTAGCATGTGCCTGAATATGAGCACCAAATTCCGCAACAGGTACATCCTGCTGGCAAATTGTACATCTCATAACTGGACCAACCGCCGCCTCAGGTGTTACGGGTGTTGCCACCGGTGCAACAGGTGCCGGATTTGGTACAGGTGCTGCCTGTGTTGGTGCCGCAACTGGTGCCGCCTGTGGACTCACAACAGGACTCACATTCGGTGCTGCAGCCGGTACACTCGGCGCAACCGGTGCAACCTTCGGTGCTGCTCCCATTCCTGGTGCTTTACCTGCCGCCGGTGCAACCTTTGCCTCTCTCTCACCAAGTTTATGACAATCAACTACACGATTCCTCAGACTCCCGGCATACTGACCATCTTTCTCAGTAAATTGTGAAATTGTCATCATCAATTCAGCCCCTACCCCACCATGGCACAATGTTGCCATATCATTACTCTGTGGAATCTGTGCTGCTTTTACCATCTTCTTAAACGATCTCGTTCCCATTGTTCCGGGATTGATCCCATTTGGATTTTCTTCCGTACCCATGACATAATTCTCAAACAGTGAAAGCCCGACACACTGCGCGGGTGCTTTACAGGTAAATTGAGCACGTGGCATTCTCTTACCCGTCCCACTCATACCATCCTCAAGTTTGTCAACTACCATGTGATAGGTACCCGTTGGAAATACTGAATCCTCACTGATATCATCCCACGGAAAAAAATTAGCGTTTGCATCGTTCATGTTTTTGTTCTCCTTTAATTAGGTTAAGTTAATACTACATTTACTCCGGTTGTACTGTTGCCCTCCTTTATTAAATTAATTACGGTTATCATTTATAGTTAATGGGGCAGGCTTTCCACCTTCTCGTCGGTTTGTTTGCTTATCTGTATCCACGCATTGCCCCATTTATACATATTCCTCAACACCAATACCATCTGTTCTTACACACTTATGACAACGTGGATATTCATTCTGACCACAATACTTACACTCCCACCACAAAATCTCCTGCTCATCGTAATCGCCTGATTTGATTTGTCGGGTGCTTGTTTCTCCCATCTCATTTCTCCTTATCTAATACTTTCTTAATAAGGCGTTCCATATACGCTCTCACTGTTGCATCTTCGGAATGAATTATTTTTATACCAAGATATTCAAATATATCTCTTAATGTTTCTCTTATTTCTCTGTCTAATTCTTCCATGTTTCTTCTCCTTTAATAATAATTTTCTGCACAATAACCACAATAAGTATGGACATCTTCTGTTTTACCACAAGAGTCACATTCAGTTTCACCTTTAATACTTTTAATAGCATAACCAAGTGCAAACCAGTATTTTGATTTCTTATTATCCCTATAAACCTTCCGTAACTCTTGTAATGCTTTAATAATTCTTTCTGGTTGCATTGGATCAATTGTTATTTCCATGTTATTTCTCCTCCCCTAAATATCCACGCACTGCCCCATAATTCCGTTTTCTATCGAGTAATTCTCCCATAAGTACCTGTTAAAACACCATTTCTTTCCAATAAGGCAAATCCTTCCCCTTACCATCAAACATAAATACCAACATCGGTTTTGGAAAACTGCCAGAAAACTGTGACTTCCCGGTACCAAAATCCCCATACAGTAATGTACTAATCGGCATCCTCTCCCCTTTCCAATTTGCCCACAATGACTCATAATGCGGATAACATTGATCAGGTGCGTCAATTTGTGTAGTCGCAGCCCATTGTCCGTCATTTTGCGTCTTCAATAGATATATTTGTTTGCGTTCTTCATCACGCCCCGTATGCACATAATATTGCTCCTGGTATGCTGCGTTCAATAATTTCCTGTTTGATAAACGTCCGGGCGCAAACGGCATCCGAATTATCTCCCCTGAAACATCATTCCGCTTTTCATCAATATGGCAAATAATAATAACATTCATCGGCAATGAACTAAACCTCATACATAACATTTCTTCAAGCGCATCCGTACTCGCTCCAAACCACTGTCTTGTGTCAAATTTCCGCACCGTCTGCTTAGTTTCCCCCGGTGGTAATGGATTAATCATCTTCTCGTCATTCTTTCGTGCCATTAATTCCATATATGTCACACTATCCACCACAACCGTCTGCCATGTATCATATTCATTCTGTAAATACGCCATACGTGTTCTAAACTTCGCATAAGCTGTCGGCTGATCCGGGTCCGCATCCCGATAATATTCAATTCTCACCAAACCATCACCCCGTGTAATATCCCGGTACTCTATCTCGTAATCACCGATATTATATGTCTGTATCGGACTGACTTCACCTGTTTTTAGTTGCATTTATTTTCTCCTTTTCTAAATTCTAACATATTATTCTGCTCCCCCGGATGCCCCCGCCAGTATTCTTTCCACTCTACACTACCCGGTGTAAGTTGTTTATATCATTCCACCTTAACCCGCTTAAAAAACTTCCGCGTCACACTCTGCTGTAAATTATCAAGTTTCGTAATACACCCCGCCAATTCGCCCACCCACTTAACATATTCATCCATTGGCACATCTTCATTATATATAAAAATATCATTAAGTAAGTGAACATCCCGCGCGATACTATTAACCTTTTTAAAATATGCTTCTTTTGTTAATTCACCGAATTTCATGTGTCAATCCTCTCCGCCTCATCTTTCGCCCACGGTTCCCAAAGATCAACCGTACATAGTGATTCCACAATCTTCGGATTAAACCCCGCCACACAACATTCCTTAAAATCACAAAACACACACCCCTCATTAAATGCACCATTCCGTAACGCATACGGTAACATATCAATTGATGTAAATGCCCTCGATAGTAATTCCGCTTTCCGCGCAATCACAAGTGCATCCTGTTTCCACTTCTCAAGTTGCTCCTGCGTCCGATTATACTGATACAATTCAAACTTAGCGTGTTCAATCCCACATTCAATATACTTAACTTTATGTTTTGGGCATCTTTTCATCGAATCCGGCAATTTCTTAATCTCAATCCCATTAATATAGCAATCCGCCACAATCTGATTATATTCTTTACCTGTCATCCAGCAATATCCTGTCATTTGACTTGTCAATCTAAATTTCCTCGCCCACCACGCGGTCAAATTCCCTGTCGTTTTGTGATCCACTGGTGATATAAGTCCTGATTGTTTATCCTTAACCAACATATCCCTTTTCACCCAAAACACAAACTCCCCATCTGGATCAATTGCACACCCCTTAATTTTCTCCATTTCAATTGGAATAAACGGAGCCTTCTCCACCGGTCTTACATCACAAAAACGCTCCATTATCTTTATACAATTTGACCGCTCAAATCGTAATTCCTCCGGCTGCTCCCCGGCTGGCACCACTTTATTATATTCCGCCTCAAACTTCTCCACCACAACCCGCTTCGGCTGCCCGCTATAATGCAACTCCAACGCCTCATGATAAGCTGTTCCCATATCCCGCGCAACCTTCGCTCCTTTACTCCGCAGCCCGAAAAAATACTCCGCAATTGCAGCCGCCTCACACCGGCAAAAATTACTTAATAATGAATTATCGAAATTAAATGTCATTCCCCACCCACCTTTCTATTATATTCCCTCTCCAACATATCCAAACCCAGCTCCACCACCTTATTAAACGTAATTTCCTGCGTAGTTGAATACATCGCCGCCAATAATTTAAGTCTATAATGTAAATCTGCCCTAAATCTCCGCGTAGTAAACGATTTAAACTGTTGCTCAGTCGCCATTTGTCACCTCTTATTTTACTAATTTTTATTTGATTTGCCCGTTTCATTTACTAAGATATAGATTAAATTATTGTCTGTCAAGTATTTATTGTAATAATTGCAATTTATTTATCCTTATTCGCCCGGATCACCATATTTAATACATTAATAAGATGCTTAGTCTTATATTGACTACCACACGGACATTCCCTAATCCCATACTCATCAAACGGTAATTTTGGAAATAATCGTATACATATTTCACAACCCCAGGCTGGACAATAATAACTTTTACCTTTGTATTGTAAATCTTTGATAATTTTTTCACAAACCATAATGACACTACCCTGTAAACTCGGCATCACCTGATCCCATACACTTATTTTACTTAATTTACCCATTTTTGACCTCCCGATTATTTATTATTACCCATCAACTCCGATTTTTGGTACATGCTTACCGTATAAATCCTGTATTAAATGATAATTATGCGCCCCGACACTCTGCATTGCATTAACTTCCACCCGCACCTTCGCCAAATCCCGCCTCACACACCCCAGGGTATAGCTTAAAAAGATAATCATACCCACACACGATACCAATATAAGTGTTCTCATTCAATCACCCCCTCATGACCAAATTTAACGATCCGCCACATTGATTTAATGGCACCCTGGAATATTTTAACCCTCGCCTTTCGCCCTTCCACAAAATAAAACGGACAATCAATATCATGTGATCCGCTATTCCAATACCGGCTACCGTCAAATTCACAAAACACACACGGACTTTCCAATATTTTATTTGTTATTTTCACCCTATTATCTCCCTTATATAATATAAAACCAATCAATTAGATGCTGATTCACCCCACTCCTTGACCTTTTAAATACAGGACACCCACTGCCCAACCACGCCCGGAAACACAACCCGGAAACACTTGCCTTCCGGAACACTTCCACCTTTGCAATTCGTACTTTCCGCCCAAACCTTTCTGTCATAATCTGCGTATGGAGTATTTTTGTTTTTTTCATATCACACCCCCTGGTTATATTATTAACCCCTACCTTCAGTTTATAGTTTATTTAATATTTTGCCAAGTAAAAACACTTACAATATCATCCGGTTCCGGCATTCCTATCTTATACGCACCAGACCACCCATAATTAGGATTTAAAATAAACGAACACCATTGATATTTAACCACATGTTCATGGTAATTAACCTTATCCTTAATCAACGCCCGCCGATAACTATCAACCGGCTGTCGTTTCCTTACTGTCCCCTTTGCTGTCAATCTATTATGTAATACAATTGCTATTGCCATTATTCACCCCCATTATAACATTCAGTCAACCCGCTATAATTATTATTAAACTCAGGATACACCAAATCCGGTATATTATAAGCTAAAATTAACGCACCCACCATCAACACCACATATAATATGTCTTTAATTATTTGCATCCGCCACCCCCGACACATTTACACCCCTTTTACGCTCCATAATTGTCCGATAGTCAAGGATCAATTTATTAATTAACCCGTCAGGTTCTTTTTGATGTTCAAGCCAATCAATCACACCCGGCAACATTTTCACCACGACCTCATTTCTGTTTATTTTTTGCATGGTCCTATTCCCCCCTTTAATTAAAAATCATTAGTTTCAATTATATTACCGTGATTATTCTTAACCTCAATCAAATATTTATAATACAATTTTCAATAATAAACTGATTTGGAATACTATTACCTTTACTACTTACCATGTTTGATACTTTCATGTTTTAAACTCCCTTTGTTAATGATTAATGTTTGATAGTTAATGGTGCCAAAACTCTTATATCCGGTTTATCATACAAATCAAACCAGGCAGCCTTACTTATTCTTTTTGCCGGTTTATCTTTTGACACTACCTTATAATACTTTGTTTTGTATTCATGTTTTGTCGTGTCAAGTAATGTAAAAATATTCATTTTTTAAAACTCCTATCTATTAAGGTTAATTATAAATCTTTTTTTCTGTTTACATCCTGAGTATTAATGACATATTTTTCAGGGCTATTTCTTAATCTGTCTCTTAAAACTGTTTCAGTTATTCCCATAACTTCTGCAGCATTTTTAAGATAATGATCACCATAACCATAATTAAATGGTTCATATCCTATTATTTTGTGTTTGTAGTTTTTCCCAGTACCTGTCACCTTCTCAACTAAACAAGAATGATAAGTATTGCCGTATAGTTGTTGAAACCATTTTTTTGCTGTAATTTTGTAGTACATTTTAAACTCCTTATTTATAGTGATTAATCTTCTAAAATCCTGTGCCCAAGATAAGAATATAAAATCTCATTATCTGCCATTAAAATAACATCCTCACCTGAGGCCCTGCCATAATCCGCCATAGATATACTTTTATATGCTTTATAATCAATCAAAGCCTTTTTAAAAGAATTTGTATCTGTAGCAGTTCCAATGTTTCCTACTATTACTTGATATTTTTTCATGTTTTAAACTCCTTATTTATAGTGATAAAAAGATAACAGACAGAACATAAATGTCTGTTAATAATAGTGTGGCTTGGATGGTTGTTAATAATTTACTTAACATTTTAGTTTAGACAAACTTGGTTATAGTTATTATCAAAATGCCCCATAGATGGAGCATAAACAATTTTATTAAAACTATTACTTTCATCATCTGAGCTTGATACAACTTCCATGTTTAAAACTTCTGGATGGGTTTTTGTTAATTTTGTTAAATGCTTAATGTATTCTTTTAATTTCATAATTTTGTCTCCTTGTTTTGTCATGTTTATTATCTCCTTATATAATGTTATTATTAACCACTCAATCAAGCCCACTATACCTCTATATAATAGGCTTTGTTTAATGGTTAATTTGTTTTAATTGCTCTGGCGCTATTATCAGCGCAAATTGAATACCCAAGTAAAAACTGCGGTACTATCTCTTTATCATTACGAAATATTTTACAATTTAATTGATCGTTATATAACCCTACTACAGTTAAATTCTCTTGTTGATTACTTTCAACGTAAAAATAGAGTTTATCACCAGGCTTTACAATATAATATAAAGCACCCCAACCAGATATGCTGGTATAATCATGAAACCAACTATTTTTATAATCATAATAATCTCTTTTTTTCAGTGTTATTTCTTTACTATATCCATTTTTAGTGTGGAGCCTTAAAAAGTTATGACCGTCGTTACTTGAAAAACAAATCTCATCAGCATTTTTTAAATCCTTTTTAAATTCCTTAGTAATTGTTAGCATTGTTTACGCTCCCTTTATATTAAGTTAATATACGACTTTCCCGCGTCTATATATAATGATAGCAATTCCCATGCCAACACGCCAAACACCTATAAAACCGTTATGGCACAAAACATGCAATGACTTATTTACGGCACACGATCATATATTTATGCTCAAACAACACCGTATAACCATACTAATACACACGATACAATACTTTGCCAATAATTGTCATAATATGCCGCAAATTGTCAAGTGTGCATACAACTATATTTATTTCAATTTATTTATATTTATTATTTAGTATCAAATCGCGTGTTTTATAATGGAATTATTATAACATAGTGAACGTTTCATATTAACTATATCCGCGCATAACTGAAACACACGACGCTTAACACACAATAATAACAACGGTCTTGGGTTGTGCGTTATGATAATAGGGTATGAATAAAAACAGGTCGATATTACGCTATTTGTAAAATTAAATAGAAAACAACAAAGAGAAAAAAAAAAATAAAAATAAATAAGAATAATATAATAATAAATAATATATATATATATATGTATACTATATACTTACATACTACTACTGTTAAAGGGTATTGGAGCGTGTTTACTTTCCTTCTCCCGGAATATGGAAGTATTAGAATGTTCACTATTTTATAATATGTTCATTATAAAGCACGAAACACTTTTCGGGTTTTAAGCCTGTCTTGATGATTATTACGTCGCTAATTGATTATTATTTTATAATAGTAATGATATCAGATAGTTATAAAAATGTTACATGTCGCAACGCCGGGAGCGTTACACGAAGGCTAAAATGTCATGTCGCAACGCCGGGAATACGACACAATCAATACAATAACACATGCGCATATCGTTACACGCGGGCATAACATACTGAATTAACTATCATTATAACGCCCAGCTCACTTTCTCCCGGTAGATTACCTAATCAGTTTCCGAGCGCGCGTTCAGTTTTACCCGTTGGCACGCTACTTGCATAGGCTACAACACAGCTACATTATCATCACATTATAGCTATTCATATTCACCACGCTCTCGCCTGGCGCGTCCGGTTGCCTGTTTATCAATAACGCCGACAAATCCGACCCCCCGCATCCCCCCTTCGCGTGGTGAATATGTACGGAAGACCCTCGTATATACGCACACTAAAATTAAAAGTCCGCTTGTAAAGATTGCACGTATTGGTGTCGGTATGGGGCGGGAACGTGTAGGAACGGATAATGGAGCGTAAAAAATTCCGCAAAAAATTTTGACATTCTCGTAATCTGATGCTACCATATATAATAATGATAACATAATCAAAGAGGGCAACTTAGACGATAATATGGAAATCACCGAATACAACAACGACGATAAATCTACATTTGGTGTGAATGATCTAACAAAACAGCAGGTTGGGTTAGGTGATGGATTGGATTTGGATCGGGAGGCGACACTCTGTGCTTGGTTTGAGGCGTTCGGGATGTTACCGTCTGAGATTGAGGCTACACTTAATAAACCAGTCGGGAGTGTACTTAATCTCCGGCAGGATGTTCATTATAAGATTTTATTAAGTAGATGTCAGAGTTATGTTGCGGAGAAGACTGTCGCTGAGAGTAATAATCCGGAGGAATTATTTAATAGTCAAATTGCGCCGTCCGTGAGAGCGCTCATTGAGGTCCGGGATGATCTTACTTCAAAGGGTGGGGATCGGATTAAAGCGAGTCTCGCGTTTCTGGATCGAGCACCGAAAGCACCGAAAGCGAAAAAGGAAATTGATGAACGGAGGTTGATTATATCGCTGCCGTTGAGTGAGTTGCAGACTATGCAACAGGCGTTGATTGAGGAAGATGGTGACGGGGATCAGGAGATACATGATTTATTAAAAGGGGCGGATTATACTGTAACGGGTGAGGACGAGGGTGATGGGCAAACAGAAACGACTAAAATCAATTAGGGCAGAGAATAGGCGGAAAGCGCGGAAACTTGATACGTCATTCGATGAGGATGATTTCTTCGGTGGGGTAGATAAGGATGCTGATGAGGCAATCAAATTAGCGTCATTGCAGAATGTACCAAAACCCGTACCAAAACAGGAGAAAGTTCCAGAACGTCCGTTTCAACTCGGCACAATAAAACACTATAATTATGATATAAATGATGGTGAGAAACCGATCACCGGCGTGTCTGATCAAACGTGCCGGATTACGCTCTTATCTGACCCTGTGTTGGATAAGAACGAACAAACACCAGAGCATTACGATGTTCTCGGTGTATCACAGAGAAGGGGGGGCGTAAAAAACGCGCTGCCCGACGCGTCTGCCTCTCCTTCTTTCTCACCGATTGACCGCACATTACCGCAACAGGGTGATGGTGAGTTAATGCAGCATGAAGTTGTGGTTGATAAAAATGGTCAACCACGACAGGCGGGCGCAACTACACCGGAGGGTGAGTATATTAAGAGGTATAAAAAACGAGCAGAAGAGAGTCTGTTTGTATTCATTAAGGGTATATTGGGACGATTCTTCCTAACCCCTCATTTCCATCGGGATATTTGTCACTTTATTCAAAAATGCCCACCGGCTCGGAAATTAGTATTAATGCCACGTGAACATGCGAAGACTTGTATTGTTGCGGGTGGGTTACCGCCGCATATTTTAATCCAACCGAAAGATAGTAATATTTATTTCCCTGGACTTGAAGGGAGTGAGTGTCGGATATTATTAGCGGGTGAAACGGCAAATATGGCACAGAAGAATCTCCGTGTAATTAAAGATGTGTTTATGAGTAATAGATTATTTCGTGCCTTCTGGCCTCACCGGGTATGGCAGAATGAACACGATAGCGGTCAATGGAATAATGACGGGATTATTATACCACGGGATGTTGAGTGGCCTGATCCTACTATACGTGCGGTTGGTGTCGGGGGTGCGATAACAGGTGCAAGACCGAATGTAATGATAAAAGATGACCTTGTGACGTTTGATGCTGCAAATAGTGATACGGTTATGTCGGAGGCGGTTGAATGGCATAAGGCAAGTAGGGCGTTGCTTGATAAATATGAGGTTGAGAACGGGTTGCAGAGTCTGGAATTTATTATCGGCTGTCTTGTTGGGGACTCTATGATTACTTTGAGTAGTGGTCATAGAATACCAATAAAAGATGTAACAGTTGGAGATAAAGTTTGGGCATCTGATATAGACGGTAGTTTTATTAAAAGAGAAGTTGAAGCAGTTATTTCTCAAGGTTTTTCAGAAACTTGGACACTTAAAACAACAGCACATAAAATACGTGGGACAGGTAATCACCCTTTTTTAACTTCTTGCAGTAAAAATAAATTGAAATGGAAAAGATTAGATGAATTAAGGGAAGGTGATTATGTAATTTCCCATAAAAACATACCAACTTGGCATGATGATATGGATGATGAGTACCTTTGGTTGCTTGGTTTTATGTTTGGTGATGGTTGGGCAAACTATAAAGGAGGTAGAGGATATGTTTGTTTTTCTGCGGGTGTTGTTAAAAGTTTAAATGAACGGGTATTAAAGGCGTGGAAAAGGTATTTACCTTGTAATAAAATTTATATGACTAAAGGTGGATATTATCGTATGGATTGTAAAGCTGCTGCAGTGCAACTTATGGAAGCAGGTTTAGTAGGTACAGCAAAAACTAAAAGAATCTTTAATTGGGTTTATTGGATGGAGCCAAAGAAAAAAGAGGCTTTTTTACAGGGGTTTTGTGACGCAGATGGTGGTTGGCAAAGTGGAAAAATTTGGAATGTTGAAATAAATAATAAAAATTTACTTAAAGATTTGAGACATTTAGCTGATTGTTGTGGTGTTAGACACGGAATTTTAGGTTTTAGAGAACGAGTATTACAACCACCAAATTCACCCTATCCAGTGCGTTCACAGTATTGGAGAACATCTTTTAATTTTAGAACTGTCGGACGGAAAGAGTGTTTAGGTTCAGTTAATTTATACGGAGGGAAAAACATAGGAAGGGATACGAAATTTGATGATAATTTACGTTTTGAACGTGTTATTTCGGTTAAAAGAAATCAAATAGCAGAAGAAGTGTGGGATTTAACAATTAAAGATACACCAGCATTTTTTGCAAACGGTCTTGCTGTGCATAATACTCGCTGGTCCGTATATGATTTATACAGTGATATTATTGATAATGATCCATCTGTTGAGGTTAATGATAAGAAATTTCACCAAATTATCAGGGATGGGAATATATTGTGGCCTGAGAAGTATACTGAAGCGGATATTGAGCAATTACGGACTGAGCATGGCTCAAACTTCTACCTTCTGTATCTAAATAGTGCAGCCGATCCCTCATTGACTGACTTTGACATGGAATTGGTAAGAGATTTTGAGATAATTAATGGGGAGATTTGTTTTGAGGAAGATGAGAGGGATATGGTGTTGATGGAGAGGAATAAGCGGAAATCGAGCAATATAAAACCACCTGCGACTGTGAAAAGGGGGGAGAGATTTAGTGCTGCTACCATGAAAAGGTTAATTGATGGTGGCGGGGGGATGCGTCTTAGGGCGGGTTGATTAACGTAACGTAAAAGAAGGGGGATAAAAAATGGACATTAAGGGTTTAAATGTTTCATTAAAACATTGGCAAAAACGGCTTGGGCTTAGTCAATGGGAAATTAATATTAAATTTAATGACGCGCGGGATAATGGGTATAATGAAGCAAAAACGATGATTTATAAGAACCAAGAACGTGCTGTTATGCGATTAATACGACCAGAGGATCAACGAAAAACAGAAAGATTTAATGATGATATGGAATTAGATTTAATACATGAATTAATACATATCAGATTATGGGCAATTGATCCTGAAGACCCTGACGATAATACAGCTATATTAAGGGAACAGGCAATTGAATGGATTGCAAGAGCGTTAATAATAGCAGATAGAGGGGAGGATGAAAAATGGGAATAATAATGAATTTCTGGAAAAAACACTGCGATAGACTAATATTCATGTTACTTGCTTTAATGTTTGCATTTCTGTTATACTATTTAAAGATGGCAGAGGAAGCAAAAGTAATATTCATTGGTTTAGCGATGTTATGTTATAATAAGTCAAGGGGATCGAACGATAACGGGAGTAATGGTAATGAAAAATAATGTTAATCACGTTGAAATTTTTGAAAAATGTTATCGAATATTTAGAAATGGTCATATTTATAGTAATATATCAAAGAAGTTTTTAAAATCAAAAATAATGCAATATGGTTATGAATCCATTGGTTTGTATGTAAAATCTGGGAAATATAAATGGTATTTCATTCATCGTTTAGTTGGTGTCATGTAATATGAATAGTGTACCTTTAAATAAATTAGAATGTTTTGGATTTGCTGACCTTGCTGCAGGTCGTGCATCTCGCAATAAACGCCGCACCGCCCGACAATGTATTGTCATCGGAGCTCGCGACTGGCTCTCACGCTGGTTTTGGGTTTACGTATGGGCGGGACGGCTCACACCTACTGACTTTAAAAATAAAATACTCGATACACAGGAAGAATATGCGCCACGGAGATTTGGGCTCGAAGCGAACGGTATGCAAGTGCTTTTTGGCTCGTTGGTGAGGGAAGAAGCGAAATTGCGTTTCGGTCGAATTAAGATGCTCCCGATTTACCAACCGACAAAAGTGGAGAAGAATTACCGTATTCGTACAGGTGTTGAACCCATCATACTCCAAGGGAGATTCTTTCTACAGAAAAAAGAAATTGAAGCAAGGAGTGAGATTGCCGGATTCCCAACCGCAGCAACGAAGGATATAATTGATTCGATGGAAACATGTATGAATAGGGTTGCACCGAAGATACCAGTTGCAAAGGCGAGGGATCGGGAATATGAGGAATATGCGCGTTATCTACGAGCAAGCAACATGCCGGTTTACTTAATAACACAGGAATTGGCAAAATATAAAAACGAAAATGCAATAACGCATTGATTATTTAATTTAATGGAGGATGTTATGTCACAACCAGTAAGTAAAGTTAAGGTTAAAGAAACAAACAATTACAAACAAGGTCGAAGTGGAAGTAAGGTTAAGACAATTCCGGGACCGGCAAAAGGAAAACGTGGGGTTGTTAACCCGACAAAAGGTGGCGGGATTTACCGTAAGCCAAAATCTAATTAACAAAATTAACCGATTGTCAATATAAATAAGGTGCGTGTACTATACGTGCGCGCATCTATTAATATAGGAGATATTGAATGAAACCGAACAAACCCGCAAATAATGCAAATACCGGACCAGTTAGGAATAAAAAGAAACGCTCTCGTAAAACCAGACGAAATCCAATAAAGAATGGTGGCATTTTCGGCAATCCACATAATTGTAATGTACCAAAGGGGAAATAAAAAATGGCAAATGTATACGGACAAAATAATTGGAAACTTGATACCGCAGGTGTCATTTATGCACTTGGTAATAAGATTAAAGTCCAGAAAATTGTCTGGATACCAAATGCTGCGGATAATGATCTCCATCTCGAAGACGGAAATGGTGAAGAAATTTGGCGTGTTAGAGCAATCGCAGCTGGTGCGGCTTATGAATCTGTTGCACATGAAACACTCGATTTCGGTGATAAAGGTAAATGGTTTGATGGTTTTGAGGTTGCCGTTATTGATGGCGGTTTCGTGCAAGTTTATTTCGCATAGGGGATTAAATAATGTTTAAATTTATGTCTAAAATATGGTTGTTTTTTATTATCATTCTATTCGCTGTACCAAATGTACAAGCAGATAAAATTGGTACTCTTTTAGAGGAAGCCGACGGTACACCTGCTGGTTATATTTATAAATTAAAAATGCCAAACGGCTCGCTTACAATTTCTGGTGGTGTTGGTACGTATGTAGCTGTTGGCGGTGGTGGGGGGGATTTGCTTGCTGATGGTTCAGTCCCGCTTAGTGCGAATTGGGATTTAGGCGCATTTACACTCACAGCTACGCAATTTATCAGTGATATTGCTATTGGAACAGCCCCTTTTGTTGTTACAAGTACAACTGAAGTTGCGAATTTACTTGCAGCTACAGCAACCCTTGCAACTACCGTAACAGTTACAGATAATGAAGCTACAAACGAGAATAACCCTGTATGGTTTAGTGCAGGAGCAGCAGGAAGTGGCTCAGTTGGTGCAGAAGCGGACGGAGATTTTACTTATAATCCATCAACTGGAACTGTAGGGGCAACTCTTTTTTCTGGTTCAGGTGCAAGTTTAACTGCTTTGTCTGGGGCGAATATAACAGCAGATTCTTTATTAGAGCCTGCATTAAATACAACAAATGCGGCAGGAGCAGGAACAGATAATTATCTTTTATCTTATAATCATGCTGGAACAAATTACACTTGGGTTATAGCAGGTTCAGGGGCAGGAGATTTACTCGCTGATGGCACAGTCGAACTTACAGCCAATTGGGATGCAGGACCTTTTACTTTTACAGGCACGCAATTTATATCCGATATAGCTATAGGCACAGCACCTTTTGTTGTGACTTCAACAACCAATGTGCCAAATTTGAACGCATCCTCATTAGGAGGTGCAACTTTTGCTGCTCCTGGAGCGATTGGTGGGACTACACCAGCAGCAGGAACATTTACAGAGGTAAGTATTCCACAATCAGCAACAGCAAGTTACTCAAGATTCTATGAAGGATCAGGGGATGGCGCTAATTATCATGATCTGCATGGACAAGCTTTTGCAGCAAACCGAGCAAGTTATCTCCCTGATTATGTAGTTGGATTTCTTCTCTCAACCAAGGTAGATGCAGGTGGAGACTTTGCGGATGATAGTATAGATTCTCAACATTATGTTGCAGCAAGTATTGATAATGAACATCTTGCAGACAGTGCCGTTGATACAGCAGAGATTGCAGCAGATGCAGTTGAAGGTACTAAGATTGCAGATGATCAAGTTGACTCTGAACATTATGTTGCAGGTTCAATAGATAATGAACACATGGCGGATAACGCTGTCGGAGTTGATGAACTTGCCACAGATTCAGTTACTATGGATGCTATAGATGCAGACGGTAATTTCGCATCCCTCACAGGAGATTGGACAACAACTGGATATGTAAGTGGGCAAGCCAATGTTCAAACAGATGCTTCTGGTGCCATTACAATGACAGTAAATGCTGTGAATTATGGAACTGATACAGGTGATGCAGATATTCCAGATGGTGCTTGTGATGCAGCAGGAGACGTAGGGAATTATGTAGTGCTAATTAGTTCAGCAGCAGATCAATATTCACTTACCTCAAACGATG